TCTAACTGATTCATAAACGTAGTTAGGTCATGACTTTGTTCGCTAGTCACAGCCTCTACGAATTCCATATACTTGTTTAAATCTACTTGGTTAGTCATTTGATACTCCTCTAAACATTTCTTTACGTCCTTCTTCACCTAGAACATGATCAAAAATTTCTTTAGTGCGTTGTAGCATAGCACATGCAAGCATCAATTGATCACGGGCATTGTCGGCGGTTACGATAGCAGTATCGATCACTGTCATCATAGTTTCCATTCTTTTTTCTATTGGGTCAAATTGCTCAGACATCTTTGATCCCAAAAGTGTCTTTGATTGATTTTACGCTTTTATTAACAGTGGCATCAATTAAGTTTTTATCAAAGGTCGTATATGCATGTCTGATATCAGTCTTTTTAACTGCTTCTATACATTCATTTACGATTGCCATAGCAAAAAAATCAAGTTCCTTATCTGTGATTTCTTTATTGTGTGGGTCTATATGTAGACCTACTTCATCCATAATAGTTTTTACTTTCTCATTCATTAAAATGCCCTCAAAATAATCATATTTTCATTAAAGCGGCCGTTAGGTGTAGTACTTACTGCTTTGACACCATCAAAGAACTTACGTGCCGCAGGCTTGCTACCCATTACTTCTTTGATCTGAGTTTCAGGCTTACGTAATGTCTTTACTTCACTATTCTTAGTGCAGAATCCAATAACACTATTTCCCTTAACGCTCAGGCTCTTTGCATAATCATCAGCAACATAGTGATGCAACTTACGCTTCTTAGTATCATACACCCATGCTTCACTACAGTTATGCAACTTTGTAGGAGGCACACTCACCAATTCTAGTTTATCGATCTTAAATTGCTTAAGATACTTCAAACTACGAACAATCTTTTCTACACTTACTGGCTTCTTAGCACGTGGCTTACGACCATTCTTCTTGATATTGATATAACTATTCAGTTCAGCAATCACTGATTCGATAGTACCAATAATGTTACGAATCTGAATCTTACCAAGATGGCTATATGCCTCATTCAATTGAGGATCTTTGCCACCTTGCACTTCGATATACTCATCTAACTTCTGTTTCCAGAATTCAGTAACGATGTTGACATGTTGAGGGAGAATATTAAACTGTGTCAAGACTTGAATAGGGTTGATACTATTTTCTTTCTTTGCACCATCTTTGATGTATTCGTCCCAACGACCTTCAAGTTCCCCTGCAGCCTCATGCGTTTTTTCACGCATGATTTCTTGCACGTTTGGACGATTGCTAACTGGCTTGTCGGTCTTTTCTACAATAGCAACCACAGTATTAATCATGCGGTTGATCTCATTGTCAAATTTAATTGTCTGTTCTGGTGTCAATGTGAAACCGCGCATAAGACAGCGAGCCACGTATCCATAAGTATTGATCACCTCGTTCTCGTGAACCTTGCGAATGACCTTAGATTTTTCTAGTTCGCCCTTACTGTCCAAATACTGTGCGATAAATTCACGGGCATCTTTTGAGTCATAAAAATGACCGTACCAACTAAGTGCGCTACCCAATGACCACTTATTCTCACCCTCTACGTAAATAGGTTCAGACCCAAAATACTTAGTGTCAGGGTCACGTGGATGCAGTTCTTTTACGTCAGTAGATTTGGTACGAGCCATTTGTATTACTCCAATAGTGTAAACGATACATGTATTTTATCATATTTCATGGGAAAGTCAAGTCCTTTGTAAGCCATTGATTTTATGACTAAATACATGTATGCCCAAATTATCCCTTTATCATCCTACCAAAACTAACGATTATAAGTTCTTCGATAGGACTATTTCGGAACAATTTACAGTGGGCGGAACGGATCTGTATATTCATAAGTATATGGGCCCAAACGCACAAACTCCTAGTCCTGATTATACCCAACCTCAGTATGTCAGTCCCGATCCTACACAGATACAGGACTTATTGTTTTTGGAAAATCGTGATAGAGTTTATGATCCTAACATCTATCGCTTACGCGGACATTACAATGTACAGAATTTAGACTTCGATTTAAGTCAGTTTGGGTTGTTCTTAAACAATGACATCATATTCATCACTGTACATTATAATGACATGATAGACATAGTGGGCCGTAAATTAATGGTTGGTGACGTATTAGAACTACCTCATTTGCTTGATTACAATCCATTAAAAGAAACTATACCAGTAGCATTGAAACGTTTCTATAGCATCACAGATGCCAACTTTGCAAGCGAGGGTTTCAGTCAGACATGGTATCCTCACTTATGGCGTATCAAATGCGAACCATTAGTAGATAGTGAAGAATACAGTCAGATACTTAGTGAACCAATCAATAAAGACAATTGGCTTGGGCCATGGGATAAAGATAAAACATATCCTCCTGGTTATGTGATCACTTATGGTGATAAGAATTATGAATCGATAACAGATGTTCCTGCAGGTAAGGCACCACCTGATCCTGCATATTGGAAACCAGCAGAAGAACAAAATCTCAAGGATATTCTTTCTACGTACAACAGAAACATTGAGATCAATAATGCTCAACTTGAAGAAGCAAAACGAATTGTACCTAAAGCAGGTTACGACAACAGTAAGCTTTATGTCGTGCCAACATATGGTATCTATGAAAGCAATGGCACATTATCAGGTAAATTAAATCAACCCGCACCTCCTATCAATGTTGTGACATATAGCGGTGGTGCACCGGGCACGGGATCTGCTGGTACTGTAGTGTACATGAGAAATCCTAAGTTTAAAAATCCTAGTGCAGGCTTGCGTGTAAGCAAAGAACTATTAAAAAATATCTGGGACATGACTGCTGACATGGATATATCTAAGATGGATATATTCGTGCAGGCAAATATGGAAGTCATGGAAAAAGCTCCAATGGTATTGAAAGAAGGTAGTGGATCAAGAGCTATGGAGGGCGACAAAGTATTAAGTGTCGCATCATTAGGCCCAGTAACTGGTCCATATGGTACTGCTGATAACACATACGCAACTGCTGACGCTGATCCTACACAGCCAGGATTCACTGGCACTATCAGTACACAAATGGACTGGCGTGCAGACTGTGATCCAGCTTTCCAATATATCACACGTGCCACACCTCGTAGCTTTGGTTATGAAGCGGCATACTTGTCAGGTGACGGTCAAGCTCCTAATGGACTACCGACTGGCGCCGGCATAAGCTTCCCGCAAAATCCACAAGTCGGAGACTATTTCTTACGCATAGATTATATGCCGCAGATATTGTATCGTTGGGACGGACAGTTATGGGTTCGTATCAGCACCAATGTAAGAACAGATACAGGATTTACAGCTAATGATACGTCAGAATTATCAGGATTCATTAACAACGAGGCTGTGATATATAACAACAATACACAAACTGTTATACCATCAGCACAACCACTGTCAAGTATATTGCAGTTAGCACCAGACAACATACCACCTATAGAGTAACACATGGCACAGTTTTTTTACGACAATCAGATACGCAGATTTTTACTACAGTTCGCTAAGATTTTTAGCAACTGGTCTGTGACTAAAGGCAAAGATCCTAACGGCAATGACATATATGTTCGTGTTCCTATAATGTATGGTGATCAAAGCAGACAAGCAGCAACAGTGATCGCAAACAACTCTGCGAGTAATTTACCTAGCGCGCCATTGATAACATATTGGATCACTGGTCTTGAATATGATCAAAGACGTATGCAAGAACCTACATTCATCGATAAGATTAATGTTCGTCAACGTGCATATAACACGGATACGCAAACTTATGAGCAAACACAAGGTCAAGCATTCACTGTAGAACGATTGATGCCTGTACCTTATACATTACGTATACAAGTAGATTTTTGGACTACAAATTACAATCAAAAATTGCAACTCATAGAACAATTAGGAACATTGTTCAATCCTAGTTTAGAAATACAAAGCACTGATAACTTTGTTGACTGGACAAGCTTAAGCGTTGTATATCAAGATGGACTTACATTTAGCAGCCGTAGCATTCCGCAAGGTACAGGAAATCCCATCGATGTATTGAGTTGGAAATTCTATATGCCTATATGGATCAGCACTAGCACTAAACTCAAGAAGATGGGTGTCATCAACAAGATCATTGCGAGCATATACAAAGGCAGTGCATTACAAGATATACAAGACGAAGATTTGTTATTGGGCACAAGACAAAAGATCACTCCATATGGATATAAATTATTATTGATAGGCAACACACTACAATTATTGCCTGCCGATGAAGCATTCTATCCTCCAAATGCTGATTTAGATAATCCTACTCCACCGAATACTAATCTATACTGGTCAAGCTTATTGAACGTATACGGAAAAGTGAAACCAGGTATCAGTCAGATATGGTTGCAGAATCCTTACATGGAAGACGACATTGTTGGTACTATCGTTCCCGATCCCGTAGATGACAGATTATTGATATACAATATCGACCCTGATACACTACCACAAAACACATTAGATCCAGTAGATGCTGTCATCAATCCGCAATTAACCGGACCTAATGCAGGTTTGCCAGGTCCAGTTAATGGACGTAGATATCTTATCGTAGAAGATATAGGTAGTGACGGTAGCCCTACAGTTGCATGGGGTAATCTAATCGCTGAAGCAAACGACATCATACAATATAATACTAGCACTAATTCATGGTTCGTGTCCTTTAATGCTCAACAATCAACCAGTGTACAATATGTCACTAATCTTACAACAAATATACAGTATCGTTATGTTGCTCAAGAAGGTCAATGGATGAAATCATATGAGGGCTGGTATGATCAAGGAGATTATTCTATTGTCATCTAACTATGATAAATCATAGTATGAGTACGGCGGCAGGAATATTCTTTTATAGCACCAAGACTAATAGATTTCTTTATCTATTGCGTTGCGACAGCAACCATAGCTGGGGCGTTCCAGGCGGCAAGATACATAACAATGAAACACTATTAGAAGGATTGATGCGCGAATGTATGGAAGAAATTGCATATTGGCCAACAAATCTTAAATTGATCCCAATACAGAAATTCGTCAACAACACGTTTACATATCACACATTCTTTTGTGCAATTGAAGATGAGTTTATCCCAACATTAAACGGTGAACATCTAGGATATGCTTGGGTAGGTGAGAATTATCATCCTAAACCTGTGCATTCAGGTTTATTCAGCACTATGAATATTGATATAGTGAAGGAAAAATTAAAAACACTGACTGAAAATAAAAACGGGGCCTAAGCCCCGTTTTTACTAATATATGGTATCAACCATTTATTATCATTTTAAATGCTTCAACACCTGAAGCACCTAAAACTGCTGCTGCTCCCATTAACATCCATTTGATTTTTTCCATAGAAGAAATTTTTTCTTCTAGTGAATCATGAGACTTTTTATTGCTTTCTTGAAATTCTTTCAATATAAGCTTGGTCTCATCCATATTTCTGTCTAGGCAATCGTGCAAGTCCTTAACTTCAGATTTTAGTTCACCCATTTTATCGTCTATATTATTAAGACGAATTTGGATGACCGCGATCTCAGTCTCGGCATGTTCAACACGTTTTGCTGCGGATGTAGCAACCATTTTCTATTAGACCCCGCTGATAGTAACGATTGGGTAAGGCTGACCACCATAAGTGTTGGCAGCATAAGCAGTATTGAATGTACTGAATGCTGGTGATGTATTATTGATGTTTGCCGTGTTGTTTGGATCAGCAGTGATACCTGAAGTTGCTGTGAACAATTCAGCAGTATGATCACTTAGTGATTGTACGTTGACTGTTGCAGCATTAGCATATGTTCCAACAATATTCATAGTACCTGGATACAATACAGCATTAGCTAGGTTAGCTGTATAGCATGCGCCTACTAATCCTGAACTTGTACCTTTTACTAGATACTTCTGCTTGCCCTTCTGACGAACGATATAGCCTGCTTCATTTTGTGCAAATTCAAATGATGCCTTAGTAGCATTTGCTGCTGAGTTTGCTGCGAATGTAGCAAATGTTGCATTAGCATTTGCGATATCATCAACGATACCTAAGAACACACCATCTGTAGTTTGTACTGACATACCGTCTGCTAATGTATTAGCAAGGTCAGTACCGATACCAGTGATGTTAGGTGAAGCAGTATCTACAGTGATAGTACCTGTACCATTCTGTGCGATTGCTACGCGGCACAATACTTGCTTACCATAGATCGCTGTGTTACCACCGACTACTGAGTAAGTGTTTGCATTTGTTGCTGGATAACCTGCACCGCCATTTGGATTGTTGAAATAAGCATCAACAACACCAACTGATGCTGCTACTGAACCTGCAGCAGTAGACACATTGAATTTTGTGTAAGTTGGGTTTGCTGACAACTGATATTCAGACGCATAGAATGTGCTGTTGTTGCCTGAGTTCACAACTTCTAGAATCCAGTAAGTAGTACCTGCGATCAAACCACCAAGATTACTTGCTGGAATAAATGGCATACCTGCAATGATACCCAAGTTTGTGAAGTTTGCACTTGTTGTTATTAGTTCAGTACCACCAGTGGTATTTGTAATAGTAACAACCGCTTGTGCTTTTGCGATTTTAAGTGGACGTCCCATTTTATTTCTCCTTTAATGCCGGGTTCTAGCCGGTACGCAGTGGGTACTGCATAAACTCTCACCATGAGAGTATATGTTTTATTTATCAAAAAAGTATGTTTTTTTGCGTTGGATTATTCGCCGATTGGCGCGCCCAACTCAGTCACAGAGAAAATACCAGTACCACTTACACTGATATATGCTATCTTATTGCCTTCACCTACAATAAAACTATTGTTGACTGTGTTTGCTGGAATGATTTCACAGGCTGATAAATTGGCAGTTGGATTAGTTCCTACTGCAACTGCAATGGCACTGCTAGTAGTTGAGATGCGGACTTTTTCAGTGCCTGAGGCTGCTGTTTGTTGACTTGATCCGCTTGGTGTGTAAATTGCTGCTGCCATTATTCAATCCTATTATGTATTTATTATTCAATCCTATTATGTATTTATCTTATAGTCTGCCAACCACGACTTCGATAACACCTTCTATACCATTAAAATCAACTAAAGATTTTCCTATCACAGATCCTAATTTTGGTTCTGTAGATGATTTAGCATAGCCATCGCCTGCGCTAATCATCATATCACCCTTTGAGACATTGCCTTTGACCATGCATGGGACACGACCCGCTAATGCTATCAACACAGGATTTTCTACACGAATGTCACCGTTCATAGCATATGCTGGATTGGTCGACACTACGCCTGCAACTCTTGTTGTACCATCTGTAGCTAATGTAACTTCTTTTTCTCCACCAAACTCTAATACAGTTCCCGGTGGATAAATTTTATCTGCCTCATAGTATTCTGCTAAGTCAGCGTATGTTGCAATCAAACGTGAACCGCTACTTAAAGTCCAGTTACCAGTAATTGTACCTGCTGTAGAGTTAGCTCCTGTAGTCAATACTGTAGTAATGACATTGCCTAAAGTTGCATTGCCGGTCACTGATAAGTTAGCCGCTGAAACGTTTGATGTGAATACACCTCTAGCACCACCGATGTTGCCTACGTTAGCATTACCAGTTACACTTAATGCACCTGATGTCACTAAGTTTCCACCGGTGATATTGCCTGTAGCGACTATAAGCCCTGATGTACCTAAATTACCTACGTTAGCATTTGCTGATATCGTTGCTCTACCAGTTACAGTAAGTGTAGTATTACCATAGTCCCATGTAAAGTTGGTATCTCCGCCGAAATCAGTACCTGTATTATATTGTACACTGAATTGTGATCCTGCTACTAAACCACCGTTAGATGTGACTGTATTGAATATAGCAACACCATTACTAGTATATGCAGGAGTAAAAGCTGATGAATCATATGATGACGATAATCCAGAATCAGTATAGACATCATATAATTGTAAATTACCAGGAACAATTTTTAAGAAAAAATTGTTGCCATTCATCACAGTGAATCCAGAAGGACTTGTGATTCCGTTTATAGTTACTTCTACTGCTTGAGGGAACGGATAAGGTTCAGTAAATGTAATTCTTGCAGGATTTGCCTGCGATATTGTTTGTATGCTCTGTGTGACTATTCCCTTAGGACTCCAGCTTAATCCGCCGGCGCCGTCAGTAGTCATGACATAGCCGATCGCGCCACCGCCTACAAATACATCAGTGATGTTACCTAGATGTATAGGTGTGTTTGTATAGTAACTAGAGTTGCCCGGTGATGATGCGTTACCACCAGCATTGACCCAATTAGTTCCGTCATATGCTAATACTTGCCCGGGTTCTAAAGTGGCGCTATCTATATTAAGATTGCCCGTAGCACCTTCGATTTGATCAAAAGATATTTCGCTGTAAGCAGTAAGGACTTCGATATTCTCGTTAGCTCCCTCAGTCTTACCGATGAAAAGACGTTTTTCGTCAGTTGCGAAACCAAATTCAGCCTCGTCAAGTTGTGGGAGATCCACTAAATCGCCGGAGCGTTGTTGGACTTTAGAAATCTGTATAATTGACATAGTTGTACATTTACCAAGTAGTACAACTATTTATGCTTTTAGATCATAAGAATTGACTGTAATACTTGTCTAGTCTTTGATACCAGACATTAGTATAATGATCGAAATCATTACCCTCGACAATGAATTCTTGGTATTCATTTGCGGCTGAACACATGAATATCACGCCCTTGCGTATTTTAGTGCCCCAGACTTCATTATGTGCTAATGCATAGGCCGCAGTCTGTACGAAATAATCTTCGATCCATTCACGCTTCTTGGGCTTGTTCGTCTGTTTATGATCCATGATAGCTTCATCACCACCATGAACACCGACTAGGTCAGTAGTCCCTGCATAAACTTCAGGGAAGTATAAACTGACTTCTGTGCCCCAAAACTCAGTACAATTAGACAGGCCCTTAGATATGATCGAATGTGCCATTTGATGGCTTTGTATGCTATATGGATTAGTGCCGGGTTCACCGGTGTTTCCTGTCTTGATATAATTCTCAAGCCACTTATGCATTCGTGTACCACGACCTGCGGCTTCAGTAGTGATCTGTTGTGCCTTTTCAGGACCTACACGCTTGCGCCATTCATGTAGTGCTTTTTTACTTTCTTCGCTTTTAGTAGCATCAAGTATGGTTGTGACGCTAGGCACAGCATTACCGTCAGGAGTAACATATTTACGTGATCCGTTTAATGTTTCTCTTTTAAGTTCTTTGTAGGGATATTTGCTTGGATTGTATATCATTAAATTGTAAAGCTCTCGCCGCATCCGCAACGTGCTTTTTCATTAGGGTTTATGAATTCAAATTGTTCGTTCAAACCCTTTTTGATATAATCAACAGTCATGCCGTCAAAGTATTGTTTTGCATCTTCAGTGACATAAACATAAAGTTCATTGTCAATGATCAGTAAATGGTCAGTTGCTCTATTCTCATCTGCAAATTCAATCTTGTATGCATAACCCGAGCAGCCGGTTTTAGATACACCGAAACGTATACCTAAGCCACGGCCTCGTTCAAGCAATTGTTGCTTGAAACGTTCTTGTGCGGATTTAGTCAGAGTAATCATGAAAGTCTATTATACTTAAATGATGCGAAAATGCAACAATATTGGTTACTTCTTCATTGCAGATTGTGCCATCTTGGCTACAACTTCTTTGCTTTGCTCAGGGGGAGGTGATTCAGTAGATGGTGTATCAGGCTCTAAGCCCTTGAATATTACTTGATCACCCTCTATATTACTGATCACATTCTTTAATGGTTTTGTTTGCACCATTGAATATAAATCATTAGGTGAAAGTACAAGATTAAACTTTCTAAAATAGGTCATTAGTTTATCTAATGACCAATTTTGTGTGATCTCGTTTCGTTCCAGTGCTGTGCGCAATTGATCAGTGGCTGCTATAAGCTTGATCAATTTAGGATCGTTTTCTAACTCATAGAGGTACATGTATTACCTCTTTTCGCGACCGACTCCGCCTGTTGGTTCTTCTTCTGGTTCTTCTGCTGGCATCGCATCATCAACAGGCATATCAGCAGTCATTTCTGCACCGGCAATTTCATCACCGCCAGGACCTGCTGTGGCTGCAACGTCTGTCACTGCCATTTCTTCGCCACCAGCTGGTGCACCCAATGCTGCAGGATCACCTTGACCAGTCATAGCATTCATAGCGCCTTGTACGCTTTGCTTGCTCTGGCTCAATGTTTGATTCAATGTAGCAAGTGCTTGACTTGCAGTTTGATTGAATGATGCCGCTTCGTTGACACCGATCTCACTTTGAATGCTGTCAGTCAATGCTGGTAGTTCTTTAACTAACATGTCATTGACTTCTTCAATCATCTTTTGTAGGCTGTCAACCATATCTTGTGCAGCAAGAATAACTTGTGACTTTTCTACTTCTTGGTTTTCAAAGACGATCTTTGCAGGTCTTGTAGATAGATAATGCTCTGTCAATGCCTGTGACATGAATACTAGTTTCATGTATGCTGGATCATCCTGCTTACCGTAAAAGTCAGGTTTTGCTTTTGCTTCCTTGATAAGTCCATTTACTCTGTCGAGCATGGTCTTGGCTGTGCCGCGATCTAACCTTGATGTATCAAAGTTAAAATCAAAGTTAGCCTTAAGGGCTTTTGCTGCTGTATTGTTTTTGTCTAGGTCGTTAAGTCTCATGGTTAATATCCCACATTAATAGATATATTTATCAGAACCCACTGACTTTTCGTCCTGGTATTCCTTAAATTTGTTGGTCTGTATATACTTGCTAAGTGAAGTATATCCGCTTAATTCCTTAAGAGCCAAGCGTTTTTTATACTTATCTTCTGCTAATTTAGCTATATAAATGTACTTGTCGGGCAAGGGTCTTTTCTTAAGAAGCTTTGTATGTTGAGCTATAGCAACGTCTAATGCCCCTATATAACGGTCTAATTCGTATACTCTTTTGTTCTCTTTGTTTTTGCGTGTCTTTTCAAACACACACCAGGTCACTGCATATTGCAATGATGAGAAATCCAATTCTTTAAAGTAAGGATCTCTGGGCATAGCTACTTTGTAAAGCCCATTTTCATTACGTATGATATAGGTCCCAAAAAGGTTATAGCTACCGTCGTATTCTTCAACGATGAATATATCCTTTATCTTCTTTTCAAGATTCGATTTAATCATAATCATATTTAACAAAATATATGTTTCTTTTTTCTAAAGTTACATCCAGTCTTTCAGATAACTTAGCCCATTGCGTATCACATGCTATCATGGGTACATCTTCACAGTCTTTGTATAATGCGCCCAATTCTGTGATTCCATCTTCAAATACGCTACTATGATAGACTTCAAAATCAAATCTCCACATAGGAATATGGTCTGTTTCTATCAAAATAGAGCCGAAATTATGCTGACTATTTAAATTTATTAAAGCCCGTTTAGGGTCTGACACAACCTCAGGTTGGGCTCTTAATGATATCACTTGCAATATCGTGTCGAAATTACATTGTGTGTTTCGTTGCTTGATCCAAGTTGCAACATTTGTTACATCGTCTCCGGGCCTGCTTCGATTCAGTACACCTGTTTTTGTGATATCAAATAATGTATAACAGGAAATTCTCTGCATGCCGTATTTACAGCCACAAAAAAGCCCGAGAATAAATCCCGGGCTCTTTGTTACTGCTCTATACTAACTATTAGTTAGTGAAAGTTGCTGTTGCAGCAGAAGTTACGTTTGCTGATGTCCAAGCATTTGCGAATGCTGCATCTAGTGATGTAGTGTCCCATGCGCCTGTTGGATAGATTGCAATTGCTAGAGTATCGTCAGTAGCATTAGTGTACTCATAGATATGAATAGTTGCTAACTGTTCGATAGTCTGGAATGCAGCTTGAATGTTGTCAGCGATCTGTGAACCGTTACCAGTTAGAGTGAAGAAGTCTAACTTTGGGCCTTGTGGCTGAACTGTTACTGCTGAAGTTACAGCGTTAACACCAGTGTTTGTGTAACTTGGTGCATCTAACCATAGAACTTGTTTAAAGTCACCATTGACTCTTGTAAATTGTGCCATTTTCTAAATCTCCTAATAAGTTGGAACTTACTGTCCCATACTATTATTTAGTCCTGGCACGAAAAAATGTTGGTTTTGGCTATTGTCTACCAGCCAAATTCTGTGCTGAAAAGCCCATTCTATCTATGAATTTAAGACCTTGACTGACGAATCCTTCTTGACTCTGCTTGCCGCTTTGTAGATATCCCTTGACAGGACTTTGTTCTGCGGCAGCGGCTAACTGCTCTACTACACTCTGTTTGAGTGCATATACTGCTGCCCATATGGCGAACAATCCTGCTATACCTGCTTTATTAGCGTTTAAATGGTCTGATAATTTCTGTTTCATTGCAGGGGTCATGGGCCTAGTCTCAAAGTAGTCCATGAACTTCTGACTTAAGTTACTAACATCACCTGCAACGATTTGCTTATTGATGAAAGTAGTGAATAATTGATTGAATGTATTTCTTGCTTGTGGTGCAGTGGTCAGTAATTTTTCTGCGGCGGCACCATACTTGCTTATTGCGCTCTTAGCGTTACTAAGCAATTTAGAATCTAATTGTACGTTAGGTGTTGTAGGCATAGCACTTGGTACTATAGCTATATCACTGTCGTTCTTTAATTGTCCTATGCCACCATTCAGTGGTTTGGCATCGTCAGTAGTAGCCGCACTGCTGTCTATATATTGGTGAACTGCTATACCTGCTTTCTTGCCTGTAAGCAATTTACCAATCTCGCTATCAACGTCTACTGTATATGCTATACCGTTAGGATTCGCCCTGAATTTGTATAGGCCCTTATCATCCTTGAGCGGGTTACCAAAGAGCAAGTCGCCCCAATAGTACCCCTTTGTTCCTTGACTTGCCTTTTGTAAACCCGACCATATATTTGAAATGATCCCATTAAGTTCAGCACGGTCAACCCCCCTCGCTTTATCGTAATTTATGAAATCTTGTGGGCTATAAACTTTTCTACCACTGCCGTCTGTTTTGTTAAACATATGCTTGTCCATGATACTAAACTTACCATCAGGGCCATGGCCAAATATCAATGCAGGATAGCCGTCCCACTTGATAGTAATTGTTTTTGGATTTTTAGCTGTATCATTAATCGCTTGCAAAGCACGGTTAGCACCCTGTGTGCCATCAAGTATGATCAAATCTTCAGGATGATCAAGGTGACCCTTACCCTCTTGCAATCTAGTCGTATCGGCATTAAGTCTCTTTAACGACTCTCTTATATACTGAAAGAATTCTTGTTCGTTGTTGAAGTTCATGTTAATTAGTATCTTTACGTCTACCTTGATCACTCAATGTCCAAGCGATCATAGCAAGATCCTGTAGATCATTCTTCAGTGTGCCCTGTTTATAACTTTGCGGCATACGATTCAATATTGCGTTAACTTCATTTTTTGCGCTGCTTATATCGATACCTCGCAAGAAGTTATCCATGAAATTCTTTTTGAACCAATCTCCTATAGCAGGCTTATCAGCATTTTGCGCAGGTGCAGTTGGAGTTATTTCTTGCAAGCCCATCTTTTCTTCACGTTCTTCTTTTTCAGCACGTTGTGCTTTATGCTTTGCTAATATTTTTTCAATCTTTTTAGCAACAAGTCTTGGATCGTGTCCTGCTCTTTTTAATTTTTCACGGAAAGTTTCTTCCTTCAACTTACTGTAGATTTCTTCTATTCTGCTTTCTGATAAATTTTTACTTTCGTTAGCACCGCCGTAATCAGGAATTAATCTGTCTCTATCTTTTGCAATAGCTCTAGCGTTACGCTTTCTAACTGCATTCGGAGTCTGACTTAATTGTCCAGCAACTTTGCCACCTCTAGCTTTGGTCGCCGGTTGTTGCAAAGTTTTTGCCATGGTACCAAAAGCTGCCGCGCCCGGCGATGCAGACGATGCAGGGGTAGCACCCGGCTGTGCAGCCATCTGTGTTTGTGCCTTTGCGGCTGCTGCCTTTTGTTTTTCAATTCTAATTTGTTCAGGAGTTTTAGGTACTACTTTAGCTGCTGGATTAGCAGCCATCTGTGTTTGTGCCTTTGCGGCTGCTGCCTTTTGTTTTTCAATTCTAATTTGTTCAGGAGTTTTAGGTACTACTTTAGCTGCTGGATTAGCAGCAATCTGATCTTGTGTAGCATCATACTCTTTAGTCCCAGGAGTTGAGCCTGGTCCTGCTGTAGTACTTGCTTTAGTTGGGTCTAGCAATCCTTGTTTAATAGCAACGTTTAACGCATTTGTCCCTCTAGACACAAAACGATCCGTGAATATGTCCATTGCCATTTTATCTTCTCTGCTCAATCCAGCGGCGCCTGCAGCGCCAGGAGCAGAGCCTTTACCGAACATCCCTTTAACTTTACCTAAAAGGTTCTGAAACATAGTCAGTTCATCAATCTTCATTTTTCTTCCTCATGGACTTACTAAATCTATTAGCGTCACGGCCCTTGATAGCACTTAATAGCTTCTTTTCGAGTATCTCGGCTTTATCCGAAGTATAGTGTCGATTGATTAACTCAATAAGGTTAATAGCACTGGTAATCACGTTATTAGCACGGTTTTCGATGACATGGTTCATGTCACGATTATTACCTATCGATTCCAGTTCTTCTAAAAGGCTTTTGGTACGCTTTTGCATATATATGATCCTTACAGTATTTATCTAGGAACGGATGTTTTATTTCTTAAGAGAAGCCAATAAACTCTTAAGTTTTGTGCTTTGTACATCTGCAACTACGTGCTTATTTTCCGGTTCTATCTCACCTGTTACAGGATCTACGTTATTAACTGTGGGTGTCACAGTGCTAATAGTACGTACTTGATTCAATAACTGCACCCCTGAAGGCTGTTGTTTGGGAGCTTCTTCGCCCTCATCAGTGATTCGCAATGTATCTACATCGAACTTCAATTCGATCTTTTGACCCACACCTGAACTACTGCGAGTTTTCATCATTTGAATCTGATAAAGTCCACGCTCACGCATGCTACGGCTAGTAAAGATACCAAAAACATTATCCGCAGTATTAATCTTACTAATACCACCTGAGATATGGCTGTGATCAAACTCAATTTCTTCAACGGCTGATCTGTTAAGCTGACTTGCTGTGACGAATAAAACATTTAATTCCTTTGCTAAATTACGCAATTCTTCGGATACATATTTATCCTTAACGAATAAATCGCTAGGGCTGACCTTAGCACTAACTGGCATGATCAAGTCAAGATAGTCGATACACAAGAAATCTACACGCATACCTGTTTGTATCTGTAGTTCTTTGACATATGCTCTGATATCGTTGACGTTGCTCTGTGCTGGCATATACTTGATACGTAGTTGACCAGCCTTCTTTGCTACCATCTTGACTTTCATCTCAACATTGTCAATGTCTTTGAAAATCTCGCGGCTGCTTGTGTCAGTCATCATACTATCGATACGCATACTACATAGACCTTCACTCAATTCAAGCGTCACATATACACCGCTTAGTCCTGCTTGTGCCCAATTGACTGCTAGATTCTGCATGATCAAACTCTTACCACTACCTGAGCCACCTGCAAAGATTTGCAATTCACCGCGATTGAAACCCCCATACAACTTTTGATCAAGTGTAGGCCATCCTGTGCTGTTCTGACCATTATTACTTTTCAATGCCATGAGTCTTGCTCTTGGGTCAGCAAAGTAGTCTGTGCCCATGTCTTTCTGTAGACTAATCTGAACCGCGTCTTTGATTAGTTTTTCTACAGGCCCATACTCACCCTTCTCAAGATGATCTGCACTCTTAAGAATAGCCCTCTCAAGTTCTTGTCGTTTAGTGAATTGTTCGAATTCTTCTAAGAACCAGTCATAGTGACCATCATCAAGTTCTTCTAATCTTTCTACACTGATGTTAGTTGTAGCCTTGATCTGTATAGGATCAGGCATGACATTATATTTCTTAGTATGATCTACAATGAATTCAGCAACCGGGCGTAGTTTACGATCAAAGTTTTCTTTATTCATGATGTTCATAACACGGGTATATAACTCTGCGTTCGTGACCATCATCCTTAAAAATAATGTCTGTACATCAATATTATAGTCGTTTATCAAGCTGCTTCCTCTTTATCTCTAATTTTATTTTACTGTTAGTCGCCGATTGCAAGATACTTAGTAACGTAGGCAGTTTACCATATTTTACTACTGCATCATTTACGTCTTTTATTCCTGTATCCCAATCAGGTATGCTTACATAGAAACCCAATTCTAATGCACGATTGATCACATCCATACCACTCTTGTCTTGATCAGGCACTACTACGATTTTTCTATTAAGGCTTTTAAGTATCTCTGCCTGATCATCACTGATAGCATTGGTAGTCAATGCACAACCATTAATGCTTAGTGCGTCAAATATACCTTCAACTACTATGCATACTTGATGTTCTGGCTTTTGCAAATCATAACCAAACAGATAGCCACCTTGTTGTTCACTTATGAATTTAGGTTTTCTATCATCTAAGTATCTGCTAGTATGCCCAACAATCTTGTTTTCATATGTGAATGGAATGATGATGCGATTACTTTGTCTACCATCTTCATCAGGTGTACACATGAAAGGATAGTCTACAACTGATATCTTTCTTTTCATTAAATAGTCAGTATAAACCTTATGATCTGTGTTATTCACATCGACAAGTTCTGCCTTAGGCAATGGCATTTCTTTGAACTTGATCTTTTTCTTTTCACGCTTAACCTTAACAAAGTCTAACAAGTCTTTATGCTGTAAGCTTTCAAAGCTCCACTTGTCAACTTGCTCTTTGTCAACACCGCAATATGCCATCAACTGCTTAGTGTTTTTAGTTAATGATTTGCCTAGTGTGAATCCGGCTTTGAAACCGCAATTGAAACAATGATAGCTCCAATTGTCTGCTGAACTAAATTTGATACCACCGCGACCTCTACGATCGGCTTTATGTCCGCGATTGTGGCAGCATATGGCATTGAAACTATGCCATCCGCTTTGTGTTAGTTTTTTCTTGCCGGGGACTATTTGTAGTATATCAAACACTTTGTAATTATAACATAGTGTTGCGTAGAAACAAATACTATTGGATCTTTATCTTGCCAAAATGTTTGATACTGCGCCCGTGTTGCTTGTGAATACCATTCTTACAAATGGATGAAACCCGTGTATGGTATACCCAACTGTTTCTGTAGTCTCAAGGTATTCTTCGGTTCTGATAGGATACCAATCTGTCAGTGAACTACTGAAAGTACCTTCTAATGAAATTTCCCCGTTAAACTCATATAGATGTGCTTGTATGGTTAATACAGGATTATCATTAGTATTGATTACCGAACTATAGTATGTGTTAGCGTTTGGTAATACGTTATCGATACTATTGTTGATATCTAAGTTAGGGAAGGGCTGACCAGTAGGAATAGTCACAGTCTCGCTAGGAACGAAACTTGGAAGTACACTATCAACTACGTTGATCTGACCACGTGCGCCAGCAGCTGGATCTACGAAAACAGGATATCCAAACTGTCCTACGGGTATCTCAAGGCTATAATGACACATCTGTGCGGGGATATCCTCTATTTCTGCGGCGTTTAATTGCAGATATGCGATACCTGTCAATGGTAATTCTAATGTCAGTGCTTTCTTTATTAGTACTTCAGTACCGTCATAATTGATGATACGGCAAGTTATCTCTTTACCTGTAATATCGACTGGTTTTTGCTCTTGATTCAAGAACTGAAACTGTAGTTTGTTATCTACACCTTTGTGCAGATTCATTGTTTTAGCATATACTGGCATAAAGGCCCTCGGACTGTTTCCTGATAATAGGACGACAATCTGGCGCTGTGTA